GACTTGGCGCAAGCTTACTCCGCTAGAATGTGAGCGTCTACAAACTGTACCAGAAGGTTACACTAATCACGTATCAAACACTCAGCGCTACCGTATGCTTGGCAATGGTTGGACTGTTGAGGTTGTTAAACATATTATGAAAGGACTAACACAATGAGACTATTACTTAACACAGAAGCCTATCCAGACTACACACAAGACCAGCTAGTAGAGTGGCTAGGTATCTTGCCGCACTGGGTAGCCGAATATGCTGTCGTTGAAGATGGTGACTTAGTAGAGCATATGACAGACTGTTATGGGTTTGGCAGCTTGTACAAGTTCAAGGGTGAAGTCTTAGACAATGGCACCTATACCTATCCAGATGATGATGACCTTGAGCCTATCGCTAAGGTGAAGCTTAAGAAGGGTGACGTTTACTTTTACCCCTACGCTATGATTGCCTTACCTACCAAGGATGGTCACTATGTAACGAGGATGGACTAATGAAACACGTATATAGAGTAGAGTTTTACGACAAAGATACTGAAGAGTTAGTGTGTTATTATAGCACCAGCAATCTAAATAAAGCTAGACAGATGGAGAAAGCACCTTTACAAAATGCACAAGTTAAGGTTTATCATACTGATGGATATAGAGTTTAACACAGGAAGGATTATCTAATGGAAAGCCAAGGTAACAAATATGTAATGCCCCTATCACAATACCACAACAAACTGATGCAAGATATCGATGATGCAGAGTGGATGTCAGACTTTGAACGTGCTGACAGGATGGCAGATGAAGAGAAGCAGATACGTCAAGACATTGAGTCTGGCGCTCTATGGTATCCCTTGTTCTGATGTATATATTCCCCATATTCTTATGTATCGTATATGTCGCAGCTGGAATTATCTTTACTTACAGAAGCTGGAAGGAACTCAATGGCAAGAGATGAAGGAGAAAAGGATGACCCTTGTGATGACTGGAGTGATAGGCCCATACCTAAAACGATGCCTGATCGCACTCAGCGTCCTGTTAAACGTCCTACTAGGGGGCGCAAACAATCAGACTTTCAGCGCGAGAAACTACGAATGGCAAAAGCAAAAGAGATTTAATATAGTGTTCCTTATTGATCTTGTGATTGGTAAGGGCCACTGCCTAGAGTGTTGGGTGTACTGGAAAGTGAGGAAGAAATGGTAAAAGGGAATAGCAGATTATCTGAGGTAGTAGCATGACACACCAAAGTTTCTAAAGCTACGCTCGGCAACTCAAAAAGATTACGAATACCAGATTGGTAAGGCTCTTACTACAGTGCTTAGAGATGGTAGAACTCTTGGTGATATACAGTTTGAGGCTATCAGAATAAAGCACATCACTGAGGCTTACAATCAGTGGTTACTGTCTGGTGTTCGTACAGCAAACATAAGAGCCACCTATCTGTCAGCGGTATGGGGTGTAGCTAAACAGTATGAGATTACACGCTACACCAACCCTGTATCATTACTAGATCGACAGAAAGAGAAACCTAGAAAAGTTATGTGGACAGAGGAACACGTTAAAAAGTTTCTTGATGTTGCATACAATGATTTCAAGTGGCGCAGCGTAGGTTTGATTATTCAGATGGCTTATGAGTGGGCACAACGTATAGGTGATATGAGACTACTAAAGTGGCAACACCTTGACTTAGATGCCCAGCGCCTTGACATAGAACAGAGTAAGCGTGGAGTTGATGTACACCTGCCTATCGGTGACAGTCTCAACAATATGCTAAAGATCCAAAAGGAAGCCTTTGGGTTTCAAGAATGGGTAGCACCCAAGCCCTATCCCCGGGCAGGTAAATTTGTAACTTATGAGAAGAGGGATATATCTATTGTTACCAATGATATACTCGCCACAGCTAATCTGCCAAGTGACTTATGCGCTATGGATTTACGCCGTACTGCTATCACAGAAATGGTTGAGGCAGGTGTTGACATAGCTGGTATTATGCAAGTGTCAGGCCATCAGAACCCTAGTAGTGTTAAACCTTATATGGTCAACACATTAGCTGGTGCTACTACAGCCCTAGACAAGAGGAATAAGAACAAATGACAGAGGCACTAACAGCGGCATCTATACTTGCATTTTTAATAGCGGGTTTTATCTACATCATAATAAGTGAGGTGAATAAATGAGTAGGGTCAGGAGTGATGACTATAGAAAGTATGATGCAGAGAGAAAGAGAAAACATCAAGCTAAAGGTCAAGCTATAATAAGAAGACTTAAAACTATGAAAGGTTGTGCAGTGTGTGGTTACAAAGAACATCACGCAGCACTAGAGTTTAATCACATAGATCCCTCAACAAAATTATGTAATATAAGTCACGTAACACATTACGCAGTTTTTGGTAGGAACACTAAAAGTAAAAAGAAACTAAAGGATGAGTTATCTAAATGTGAAGTGTTATGTGCTATATGTCACAGGATAAAAACATTTGAAGGTCAACACTGGAAGGTAAATAAATGATTGAAGTAAATTACAAAGGCAGCATGGGTAATGACCTTACGGTCTGTAACGCTGCCCGTGTTTCATTCGGTAAAGAAACTGAGTGGGATTACGAAGAGTCAGATGCTTACAGCTTTAAGCAGCACCTTAAAACAAAAGATAGAAAGCTTATACAATACCTAGCCAAGCACAAGCACAACAGCCCATTCGGGCATTGCTTTGCCAGCTTTCACATCAAAGCACCAGTCTTTGTAGCTAGGCAGTTAGTCAAGCATAAATTTCTGCGTTGGAACGAAGTATCAAAACGATATGTGGACAGTGAGCCTGAGTTTTATCAACCAAAGGAATGGCGTGGACGTAGTGCTGACAAGAAGCAAGGCTCAAGTAGTGAAGCCGTTAAAATGTTACACTGGATTATCGAAGACCCTGAGCTTTCCGTTGAGGGTCATACACATTACGATAATGTTAGTGACAATCCTAATAGATGGTCATCATATGTAAATAAACAGGCAATAGACCTTTATAACGCTATGATTAACAGTGATGTATGCCCAGAGCAAGCACGTATGGTACTGCCACAGAGCATGATGACTGAGTGGTACTGGTCAGGTAGCTTGGATGCATTTGCTGATATGTGTAAGCTACGCTGCGCTGAAGATACTCAAGCTGAGACACGAGAGGTTGCATGGGGAATTGATCTTAAGATGATTGACCTGTTCCCTGTGTCGTGGAGAGCATTAAGGGAGAATGAATGATGCCTAGCACACCCGCACAAAAACGCTCACAACGACTAAAGCAGATGTATGGCATTGATGAACGATGGATTGAGGCTCAGCTACAGTGGCAAGACAATTGCTGTGATGGCTGTAAGAGACCATTTAGTAAAAAACTTAGGTATGTCGTTGACCATAAGCACGACACTTCTGTGAAGATAGTACGGCATCTTTTATGCGATTCCTGCAATGGGGCATTAGGCACATTAGAAAAGCTTCAAAAGAACAGGTCAGTATTTAATAGACTGCAATTAATAGCCGATCGCTATGCCCACTATGAGGATGAGTACCCGCAGGAGAATATGCCGTGAAAAAGTCTTGGATTTATGTAGTAGGCTGCTTTGAGAAAATGAAAGCAGTTAAGATAGGTATAACTAATAGACCCACTCATTTGGGAAGATTACAGCAACTGCAAACTGGAAACCCTTTTAATTTGCATGTCTATGGAGTTTCCCGTTAACAGTTGGCATGTAAAAGAAAAGGAAGACAACATCCACAAGACTCTTTCAAGTAAGAGGATGAAAGGGGAATGGTTTAACATTCATCCCAGACAAGCAATAGAGATAGTTAAAAGTGAGCTAGGAATAAACGGGCGGTATGATGAATAAGCGCATACCTATGAAGGGCGGGATAGCAAAGGGGTAATACAGGATGACGGGTGAAATAAAAGTAACAGACATAGAAGAACACGAGGATGGCAGTGCTACACTACAAGTAGAGTGTGATCCAGAAACGTTTATGGCTATCTTTGATGTAGGCTTTTTGACTTTAGTAAAGAGAGGGCTGGAAAGTGAAAAGTGGAAGAAATGTGTAAGTTGTGGTGGCCCAGCGCAGAATGATATGTGCGGGTTTTGCTTAGAGGAAGAATGATATGAGTATGGCTGGAACCATAGAAGATATGCGCTGGGAAATAAAACTGTTGAAAGATGAGAACAGTAGGCTTAGACGTTTCATTAAGGATCACAAACTGATTCGTGAGTTTGACGATGAAGAACGTAAGAGAGCCTTAGAGAGAGCAAGAATAAATAAATAACTACACTTGTAGGAGACAAGGATGATTGAATTAGCACTAATAAAAACTCTACTGAACAAAGAGTTTTACGATCAACACAAGGGCATACGCTGCCCTGATAAGATCTTTACGAAAGACACACGTAAGATCAAACAAGCATTAGACACGGCAATGCAGACGTATGAAGAAGATATGTCTGTGTCGGATCTTGAGGCTGTGTTCATGGGGCTTAATCAGACCATGACAACGGCTACCAAATCTGCATTCCAGGATTTGTTTCAGCGTTTAGCTAAGGCTGAGCCTATCAAGAAAGACATTGCAGAAGATACTTTGAGTCACCTGTTTCAGCAGTACGTTGGGGAGCAGGTTGCCAATTTAGGTTTTGACTTTGTGAATGGTAGTCAGAATAGTCTTGAGCCTTTACGCCGATTATTAGAGGATTACAAAGATGATTTTACTCCTAACCTTCGCATTGATTGGGATGATATTGACATTGACACACTGCTTGCTGCGAATAACCTTGAAACGCAGTGGAAGTTTAACATACCAAGTCTCCGTAGGAAGGTGGAAGGCGTTAGCAATGGTCATCTTCTTGTGGTTGGCGCTAGGCCCAATACTGGTAAAACTTCTTTCCATGCCTCTCTGGTAGCAGGTATAGACGGTTGGGCGTCACAGGGTGCCAAGTGCATCGTGCTGTGTAACGAAGAGAGCTACGAGCGTGTAGGTGCACGTTACCTAAGTGCTGCAACCAACATGAGTATGGATGAAGTGAAAGAGAATGTATCACTTGCACGTAAGCGCTATGATCCAGTGAAACAAAACATCCGTATCAAAGACAGTACCAACAAAGATATGAAATGGGTTGAGGCGGTAGTAAAGAATGAAAAGCCTGATATTGTTGTGTTGGATATGGGTGACAAGTTTGCAACCAAGAATAGCGATAAGTCAGACATATACCTCAAGGATGCAGCCATCCATGCACGTAACATTGCAAAGCAACATAATTGTTGTGTGATCTGGATGTCACAGCTATCTGCTGTTGCAGAAGGTAAGGTCTACGTTGATCAGTCCATGATGGAAGGTTCTAAGACAGGCAAGGCAGCGGAAGCAGATCTTATGGTTTTAATATCTAAAGACCCTATCGTAGAAGGGCAGTCAGAAGAGTCAACACGGCGGCACCTAAACATTGCTAAGAATAAACTAAAAGGTGGGTGGCATGGGGTTGTCCATTGTGAGTTAGATGGTGAGCGTTCACTCTACACCGCTTAGGAGAATAGATGAGACTTGTATTAGACGTAGAGAACAGCATCACATGGCGTGATGGTAAGACGTTCATTGATCCTTACGAGGTAGGCAACCACCTTGTTCAGGTAGGCATGGTAAATGCTGACAACAAAGAAGAGATTATGCTTGTTACCTTAGACCATAATGAGCATAAGGATTCAGACGGTCTAGGTAGAGCTTTAATACAGAGGCTACTTGATAAGACTACACTGCTTATCATGCACAATGCCAAGCATGATCTTATGTGGCTGTGGGCCAGTGGCTTTACGTATGATGGCGATATCTATGATACAATGCTGGCAGAGTACATATTGTGCAGAGGGCATAAGCCCAAAGAAGGTATTGGCCTATCAGCCTGTGCCATTAGAAGAGGTCTAGCAGAGCAGAAAGAAGACTACCTTACTGCATGTATAAAGAAAGGAATAAACACCCATGAGACGGATCTCGACTCTCTTAGCATTTATCTTCGGGCTGACATCCTCACAACTTGTGAGTTGTTCCACAGCATCGAAGCAGACTATGCAACCCCAGAATCCCGCTCCCTTCATGCAGTCAGAACCGTCACCTTTCAAACATGCAAAACCCTCACCGAAATGTACATGTCAGGACTAAAGGTAGACCTTGATGTACTCGAACAGGTTAAGCAAGAGTTTGAGCTTGAACAGGCTCAGATAGAAGAGCGCCTACAGAGCAAAGTACGTGACCTTATGGGTGACACACCTATCAACTTAAACTCACCTGAACAGCTATCTCAGGTTATCTTCTCACGTAAGCCTAATGATAAGAAAGAATGGGCTGACATATTTGAGTTTGTAAAAGATAAGTCTGAGTTTAAAGCTGCAGTAAATGCTAATTCTAAGATGTTGTTTAAGACTACAGCTTTCACTTGTCCTACATGTAACGGGGCAGGTCATACGTACAAGACAAAGAAAGATGGTACACGTTACGCTAGGCCCAACAAGTGCACTACCTGTGACTCAAGAGGTTATGGCCTGAAAGAGTCAAAACAGATGGCCGGGCTTGGCTTTAGTGCACCAAATAAGAAGTGGATAGCTCATAGTGGCTTTGGTACAGGGAAGGATAACTTAGATGCACTGGTGGCAACAGCTAGAAACAATAACATGGAAGATGCGGCAAGCTTTATTCTGGATGTTAAGCGCCTTAATGCTATCACTAGCTATCTTTCTAGCTTTGTTAGCGGCATATCTGTGCATACTAAGTCTAACGGATACCTTCACGCAACTCTTAGCCAGCACATAACAGCTACAGGTAGGTTTAGTAGTAAGAATCCTAACATGCAAAACATGCCTCGCGGCGGTACATTCCCTGTTAAGAAAGTATTTGTGTCACGTTGGGAAGGCGGTAAAATTTTAGAGGCCGACTTTGCCCAGCTTGAATTTAGAGCGGCTGCGTTCTTAGCTCAAGATGAGGTTGCAATGAGAGAAGTTGAGACAGGCTTTGACGTACATGCTTACACTGCAAAGGTTATCTCTGATGCAGGTCAACCTACCGCTAGACAGGCAGCAAAGGAGCATACGTTTGCCCCACTCTTCGGCGCTACTGGTTATGGGCGTAGCAACGCTGAGAAGGCTTACTACGAGCACTTTAATGAGAAGTACAAAGGCATAGCACAGTGGCAACAAAACCTAGCTGACGAAGCAATGCGCTTCAATAAGATAACTAACATCAGTGGTAGGCAGTATGCTTTCCCTGACATTGAGCGCAGAGCTAATGGTAGTGTCACACACTTTACTATGTTAAAGAATTATCCTGTACAGGGTTTCGCTACAGGTGATGTTACCCCTGCTGTG